TTGGCGACCGTCTCGCGGATACGCCGGTAGGCGACCTCGGTGTTGTAGCTCTCGGTCTTTGCCCCGACGTGCGTGTCGGTCAAGTGAAGAAGAGCCGTCTCGCCCTGAGGCTTCCTGCGGTCCTTCTTCGGGGCAGGCACGGGGCCCGCCACTCCGCTGACCAGCGCGGCGTCGTGCGCCCCGCGATAGACCGCCGCAACGAGATCGGCCGTCTTGGCCTGCGCGTCTGCCAACTGACGCTGTAGACGACGACAGGTGGCCTCAAGCTGAGCGGCGCGCTCTTCACCTTTGATGTCATCCCCGAGCGCAGGCACAGTCGCCCTTTCGGTGAGACGCGATGCCCTTCTCGCCTACCCTCAGGCCACGGGAATCAAGCGCCCTGGCGATGGCGACGTGGCGCAGAGCCGGGTTTGCCATTGCCGCCTCAAGGTCTGCCCGGTCCTCCTTTGAGAGGTCGGGCAGAACCTTGGCAACGGGGCAACGGTTTGGCTGGGTCTTTTCCTGCTCTGCGGTGATCTCGTCGAGCAGGCCCACCCGTTACCCGACCTGTGCGTCGGTGGGCTCTGCGGGCAGCTCGTCGATCAGGGCCGTCTCGTCGACGCCGTTGGGGTCGTAGGCGGCCTGATAGTTGGCCTGCCACGACCGGAAGGCGTTGTTCAGGATGACCAGCACGCCGCTGATGGCGGCAAGCCACGCCGGCGCGCTGCCGGACTGGACCCACTCAACGACAAACGCAAGGCCCGCGCCGAAGGCTGCGAGCCACACGGCCTTGGTGGATGCTCCGATGTTGACGTGGTTCATGGTTCCTCTCTTTCTGGGTGCGCCTAGACCAGGCGCGAGAATGGGCGAAGGGTCCTGCCGAGGCGTGCTTCAAGCACGGTGCGCGATGCGTCGCGGCTTGCCGTGTCAAGCCACGGGCCGTAGACGCGCCGGCCGATGGTGAAGGCGTAGCGCTTGCCAATACGAACCGGGCGGGCGTGCGCCTTGAGCGCGGGCCTGAGCGCCGCCATCTTCTTGTCGCGCGTGGACTTCAGGCGCCACGGGCCGTAGAGGGTCGGCTTGACGGCCGTGTCCTCGAGGTAGTACGCCCGGTGCTTGGCGGGCTTGTTCTCGCGCAGCTCAGGCGACACGACGATGGTCGCGCCGGCAAGGGAACGCACGCGGCGGGCGACCATGTCGCCCGTGTTGCCGCCGATGGTGTTCCAGACGCCAGGGCGAACGCAGCTGACAAGGATCTCAACGTGCCGCCCGCACCAGACCACCAGCGCACCCGGGACCGGCGTGCTGGTCGTCCAGCCCTTGGCCCGGCCCTGCTCGCAGATGACAGATGTGCCCGGGTTGCTCACGTCGGTCACGCCTGCCTCACGCAGAATCCCTGAGGCGAACATTCCGCACCACGGTTCATACCTGAGGTTCCAGAAAGCCTCCCACTTCGTGATGGGTCCTCCGCCATCATCGTTCGTGCCGTTCTTCTCGCGCACGCCGATGTAGCGGGCGGCCGTAGCCACAACCCGCTCGTTAGGTGTCACTGCCTTGCTCCTTTGGTTAGAGGAAGTACCCGAGCAGCGCGCCGATCAACACAAGCCCGGCACCGGAGATGAACGCCCACATGCGCGCAGCCACGACGTCGTGGCGCTGTCCCTCGTGCTCGTCGTGGTGCTCCTCAATTCGGGCCTTGGTCTCAAGCTCGGAGAGGCGCTGCTCTGCGGCCGTCACGCGGCCGTTCTGGATCTTGATGCGCTCTGCCAGGGTGTCGATGCGGTCACCGATCCGCGCCATCTCTCCCTCCACGCGCGCATGGTGCGCCGCGCTGTTCTTCTCAATGTCACCAAGGCGGGCAAAGATCGCCTCAAGGCGGTCGTCAGGGGTCACGTTGACCCGAGGTCCTCAACGATGAGCAACGCCGGACTGGTCGACGAAACAAGCGTCTGGCAAGTGTTGTTGCTTGTCAGCAGGCGTGCTTTGCGGGTAATGGAGCCCGACAGGCCAGACTCAAACGTCATGGCAAACATGGGGCTTCTGTATGACGTCTGGACTGAAACCGTTGCCGAGTTGATGACCGTTCCGGCGGAATCAGTGATCTGCAGCGTCGGGGTACCTACGGCGGTGTCTTGGATGATAATGGGCACAAACACCGACACGCGGTAATAGCGAGTTGACGTTGCGGTGAACGTCACAGAAAGACCGGTCAAGTCAGTTGCGCTTGTGCCAACGCCGGTCTGGCTTGTCGTGCGCGATGCGGACGCCACAACCCCACCGCCGGCCGCGACCGCAGCGTTGTTCCAGTTGGTTGCTGTCAGCACGTCGCCGGTAGCGACTGCTGACGGAAGTGTCCAAGCCATCAAGTGCTCCTTAGTAGGTCATTCGGGGATACGTCTGGAGCACCCAGGCCCCAGCGACGCGCTTGAAATAGCGCCCCGTGTCGGTCTCGTAGATGAAGTCGCCGTTGGTCGGCGCAGTCGGGCGGCCGGCGAACGTGCAGGCCGTGTAGGTGTTGCCCGCACCGGCGGGCGGTGGGGCAAACGTGCCCTGAGTGGAGCTGCCGAACACAAACGGCAGCACGCCGTACTCGGACATGGTGTAGGTCGTGACGAAGCGGTTGCCGCCTTCGCCGATCTCAACCTCAATGCCCTCAATGACGTAGTCGCCCGAGGTGCCGGAGTTGGCGTCTGTCACGGTCACGCGGTCCTGCAGCTCGAGGGAAAGCATCTGCGTGATCGCGGTCGCTGAACCGCCGTCCATCTGAATCGTCACCGGGGCCGCGAACGACGACTTGATGTTGACGATGTATTGGCCGAGGTTCAGCGCCTGCGTGTCGCTCGGGACGTACTGCGAGGTGATGTCCTGCCCGTCCTGAACGCCAAAGATCTTGACGCTGACCGCGTTCTGCGCGACTTGCTTGACGCCGTCATTGAGCGTGTTGGGCGTCGTGCCCGCAGCGCCAGCCTGCGTCTGGCTGGTCACCGCCTGGCGGTTGACCATTTGGTCGTACTCAAAGCCCGGCTGAGAGGTCAGCGCGTAGGTCGTGAGCGTCGCGGTTGAGGTCGTGCGCCTCGCACGCGACTCGCGCTCTTCGTAGGTCGCGTCGCCGTCCTTGCCGATGTAGAACACGCCGCGCTCGGCCTCAAGCATCTCCTGAATGATCGCCAGAATGCTCTTGGTGCCGTCCACGTTGGGCACGGTGATGGCGTCGCCGGTATCAAACGCACCGGTCAGGCGCGTGCCGGCGTTGGTGATCCCGCCCTGCCAGAGCGCACGGTCGTTGAAGTCAAGCCCGTCAAGGAGCTCGCTGATGCGAGCACCGGTCGTTGACGCGACCCAGCTCACGAAAGCCTCACAAGTCCGCTGCGCGACGTTGAGGTCACCGTTGCGCTGGTGATCGTGCTGGCCGTTGCCGTGTCGGGCGCGTAGCCGGTGCCGCCGGAGCTGATCGACTGCGCCGGGTCAAGCGGGTTGGTACGGCTCATCGGCAGGAACAGGTCAACGCACGACAGGCTGCACACGCCGCTTGCGTAATCAAACTTCGCCGACCGGATGAAGCCGTAGAACAGCCCGTAGGAGGTACTGGTCGCGGGGTCGGTCGCGGTGATCCTCACCGGGCGCATCGGGACAAAGCCCGGCACGTTGTTGGTGTTGATCGTGCTGCTCTTGTTTGACGGGTTCCAGTAGGAGCGGTCGCTCGGGCGCATCAGCTCAATGTCGGCGGTGCCGCCGTTGATCTGGCTGAGGATGTCGTCGCGCCCGCGCTTGATCTTGATGCTCTGCACGTCGCTGGTCACGTCGTCCTGGGGACCGTTGAAGAAGTTGGAGAAGGCGTTGCCGAACACGTCCGCGGTCTGGACCACGGCGCTGATCGTCTTGAAGTCGGTGAAGCCAAAGCGGATGAGCCCGGCCTGCGCGGAGGTCCAACCGATCTCAACCTTGAAGGTGGGAACCGCCATCGCCTAGACCGCCAGCCTCACGAGGCGATCAAGCTCAGGGCGCAGCATCCGGGCCGCGTCCTTGGCGTCAAGGACGCCGTTGAAGGTCAGGTTGATGACCGGCCCGCCGCCGGCACCGGCCTTGGCAAGCATGTCCTTCCCGCGGCCAGATGAGAGCGGGATGACCGCCTCGGGCCCGGCCTCGCCGATGAGGGCGTGCATTGCGTGATCGACGATGCCGCCCTTGGCAAGCGCGACGCCGTACAGGGCTGCGTGGTTCTTCTTCCAGGTGTCAAGCTTGGTCTTGACCCATGCCTGCGCGGCCGCGGAGTTGACGTCTCCGTCAGGGTGCGCGGCCTCCCAGTTGGACTCAAGGCGCTGGCGCACGGACGCCACAGCCTCGTTCCACGTCTGCTTGGGCTTCTCGACGTTCGGCCCAGATGGTCCGACGCCAGCAGATCCGGCGATCTGGTTGATCTCCTTGAGCTGTTCAAGGAGGCCCGTCAGCGCAAGCTGGAAGTTGAGGGCGAACGCGCTGCCAAGCGCGTCACCGGTGTCGCCACCGATCAGCTCGGTCAACTTGGCTTGGAACTCCGTGGCGCTGATCTTCCCGTTGGCAAACTGCGCCGCCAGGTTGTCCATGTCCTCTTGGTACTTCGTCTTGCGCGTGTCAATGGATGTCTGAAGGTCGTCAATCTCCTTCTGGTCTTGCCAGTCCTGAAGCGCGACCGCTGCGTCTGCGGCAGCCTTTCGTGCGTCGGTGAGGTCTTGCTGCGCCTGAATCGGGTCTGCCGCAGTGGCGACCGCTGCTTCCTTGGCAAGCACGTCCGCATCTGCGGCTGCCTTGGCGTCAATCAGTGACTGGTGCTGGCGCTCGCTTTGCCGGGCGCTGAGACCGGACTGAAGGCCCGCAAGCCTTGCCGAGTCGCCTGACGTGCGGGCGGTGCCGATCATTCCGCCGAGGGTGCCCGCCAGAGAGATGAGGTTGCTCTTGGCGGACGCCACCGCGTTCTTCATCACGCCGATGAGCGACTTGGTGACTTTCTGCTGCTGTGACTTGATGCCGTGCGCCACGCCATCGGCGATTGGCTCACCAAGCACTCGAGCGGTCAGGCGTGACGGCGACTTGGCCTGAATCTGTGCCCGGCCGTTCTCAATCCCCTGCCGGATGATGTCGCCAATGGCACCACCGACGTTGGGGCCGTTCGCCCGCACGCCCTGGGCGATGCCGTCGCTCATCGCCTGACCAATGGGCTTCGCCTTTGCGCTGGCGCTGCCCTTTGCGCCTTCTGACGCCTTGCCCGTTGCCTCGCCGATTCCCTGCTGCACCTTGGGAGCACCGGTCATCAGGCCCTGCGCCATGCCCTGACCGAGCGCCATCCCGACGACCTTGCCGTTCTTCACGGCGAAGGGACTTGCACCTGTTCCGACAGAGTCCGCGCCAAACCAGCCCGCGACAATGCGGACGATGTTGGCGGGCGCAGACGCAATGCCTCGCACGATCGCGCCGGCGATCTTGACGCCCAGGTCAAACGCGGCCTTGGCGATTCCGGCAGCTGCTGCAAGAAGCGCCGTGCCGATGTTCTTGATGGAGTTGACGACCCCACGGATGACCGCACCGACGATGCCCGTCAGGGCCCTCCATGCGCCGGCGAAATCGCCCTTCAGCAGAGACGACACAAAGTTGATGACGCCCTTGATGACCGCAAAGGTCGTCACAATGACGTTCTTGATCTGCTCCACGATCGGGCGCACGACCGCCATGATCTGCGGCCAGTATTGGCGGAAGATCCCGACGATTGACTGCACGATGGAGCCGATGCCGCGCCCGATCTCCATAAACGTCGGGAGCAGGTTGACGCGGAACCAGTCCCACACCTGCATGGCGACGGCCTTGATCTTCGGCCAGTTGGACTGAAACCACGTCACGGTTCCCTGCATGGCGGTGACCAGGGCGGGGAGCACGGCAGCACCGATGGGCGCGAGCGCGGACACTGCGCCTTGGCTGAGATCCTCAAAGGCGCGCTTGGCCTTCTGGATCTGCCCGGGCGTGGTGTCGCCAAACGCCTTGGCCGAGCCGCCGACCTGCTTCTCAAGCTCGCCCAAGATCAGCTTCTGCGCCTTGGCCGCCTGACCGGTCTCAACCAGGCTCTTGATCGTGGCCTTCTGCGAGGCGGTGAACTGCACGCCCACGCGGCCGAGGGCGGTCAGGCCCTTGACCGGGTCGTTCAGGGCCTTGCCCACAAGGACGCTTGATCCGTTGAGGTCCTTGTGAAAGGCGACCGAGAGGTCAAGCGCGGCCTTGGTGGCCCGGTCAAACATCTTGTCGGGGCCCTTGTTGCTGATGTTGGTGAACGTCAGCAGCAGGTTCTGGCCCGACTGGATCGCGTCGTCCTGCATCCCGGTCTGCGCCTGCAGCGCGCTCGCCATGGCCTCAATGTGGCCCTTGGTGACGCCGGCGGCGTTGCCGGTTGACTTCAGCGCGGCAGCGGTCTGTGCGGAGACCTTCTCCTGCTGCTGCATCTCGTCGACGCCCGTGCGAAGGGCCATGACCAGCCCGTCGCCGATCGCCGCTGCAGCCGTGGCGGCAACGCCAGCCACCGCACCCATGCCAGCCGCGAGAAGTGCGGAACCTCCACGGTGGAAACCGGAGGCAGCCTTGTCAGCAGTGCGAAAGGCACGGACCATCGAGTCCGAATCACCAACGATGGTGACCTTGACTTCACGACTCGCTGCCATGCCTCACCGGTCCTTGTTCATGTTCTGAATGTCCTCACCGATTGCCGCAATCTCGCCCTGGGTGAACATGTCCATCTCCCACGGGCGGATTCCGTACACGCGGATCAGGCCGGGGTTCCACCAGCTTCTGGGGTCTCCGGGGTCAAGCTGCTGGGCTCCTCGGTTGCCGCGGCGGCGTCCGCGGCCTGCGTAGGGTCCGGCTCTTCGGCAACGGTGATCGCACCGAACTCAAGGTCCTCAATCTTGCCGATGTCGATTGAGTCGCCGGCGCGCTCTGCGGCCACGACCGCAATGGCAACGATGACCTCAGAATCGCCAGCCAGCAGCGCCTGCTCAATCTCGCCGGCACGAAGCCCGGTGATGGTCTTGATGCGCGCCATCTCGCGGTATGTGTAGGAGGCGGGCAGCTGGTAGCGCCGCTCGCCCTCCGGCCATGCAATGACGATCTCCGATGCCACGGTGACCCTTTCTGCTTAGAGGTTGTGTTGCGAGAGGAAGGTGTCGAGCCAGTGCTCCATGGCCCGTTCCGTCTCTGCCTTCTTGGCTTCAGCCGCCGGCCACAGGAACGCCCTGGGGCCGTACTCGCCGAACGCGCCGGTTGCTGCGCCAGATGCGGCGAGCTTTGCGCCCTGCTTGGTGCGGTTCTTGACCGCAGTCCTGCCCGGGCCCTTGCGCTTGAGCGAGTGCGAACGGCCGCCGTACTCGTAGACGCCGCCATAGAGAAACCCACCGCGCTTGGCGGTGGACTTGACGGAAACGGCCTGCTGGGTCACCGACAATGCGCCCCGCGACATCATCTTGCGGAGCAACTGACCAGTGTCAACAAGGCCTTTTTGGCGAATGTTGAGGGCTGCTTCGTCCTGCACGACCTCGGCAACCTTCTTCAGGCCGTTGACGACCTCGCGCTTGGCGTCCTTGTTTGCCTTGCCGAGGTCGCGGATCAGCTCGGACAGACCCTCTACCCGCAGGGTCTGCCCGGATGCGCTTGAGCGCAGACTTGCCACTGCTTAGACCGCGGTGTCCGAGGTCGTGTAGTCGATCACGATGGGGCCGGTGGACCCGTCGTAGAGCGCCTTGAACTTCAGGTCGTGCGTGATGACGTCGGGGCCCTTGACGTTGGGCGTGTCGCCGTCAAAGCGCACGTTGGCAAGGTTCACCAAGAGCGAGGGGTAGGTGCTCCCCTCAATCGCGGTTGCGCCGGTCCACGTCGCGGTGACTGCAGCGATCGTGCCGTTGACGAAACGGTTGTAGTTGGTCAAGCCGTCAAACTCGACGGTCATCGACCCGCTGATCTCGGTCATGGCGGCGATGATCGGCTCCTGCATCGTCGCTGCGCCGAGGAAGTAGCGGTCGCTCTTGAGGTTGTTGTTGACCTCAACCGAGAAGTCGGTCACGACACCCACGGACGAGCCGCCAATGGTGATCGCGCCCTGCGTCCAGTTGAGGTAGTCAAACGACGCTGCGCCCGAGGTGATCGGGTAGGTCGCCGTTGCCAGCGCGGTTGCGGTCGTCTCGCTCTTGCCGACCACGTTCATCTCGGCCTTGAGGAAATCACCGACGCTGTTGGAGAGGCTCAGGGAGTCCACCTTGCAACCTGCGTAGGTGAACGCCCGCACGGTGCCGGACGAGTCCGGCCGGCCAACCTGCACCGTCAGGCCGAGCCCGTAGGGGTCGCCAAGCGTGGTGCGGTGAAGCCGGGCAAGGGTCGCGCCCGAAGGGGTGCTGACGGCCGTCGAGCCAAGCGCGTTCTTGAGCCACAGGCTCATTCCCTTGGTCGGGACCTCGAGGTCGATCTTGCCCTCAATGCGCTGCTGGGTCGCTGCCCAACGATCGGTGCGAAGCACGCGGTTGTTGGCGCGAAGCCCCTTGCTCTCAAGTCGATCAACCTTGAGGTTGATGTCCTCGGAGAGGAACTCGTAGAAGTGGTCGGGCGTGACTGCAGTGCCCCACGTCGTCTCGCTCGCCGCGCCCAGCTGGGCCGCGAGCCCTGAACGGATAGCCATGAGCTATTCCTCCTCGGCCTTCTGGGCCTTCTTGGTGGTCGTCTCGGCCTTTGCCTGCGACCAGGTGGACTGCTGAAGGAGGCTCTTGGCGACCTCCTCAGGGAACTCGGCGGGCTCGCCACTCACCGTCTGGACAAGCGAGCCATCCGGCAGCTCGACCTCCACTGCGTCGTGCGGCCCGTTGTAGATCAGCTTCACGGCGTTCCTCCTTAGATACGCGCTTGCACGCGCACGCCGATCGTGAGAAGGGCCGAGCGCGTTGTGTCGCTCACGCCCACCTCAAGTTGCACGTTGTTCACGGACGCCACACGGACGGTCGTGTTCATCGTCGGACTGTTGGCCGTCTCGCGCAGCTGGTCCTCAAGCTCTGCGAGGAGCGCATAGACACGCTCAACGGCCGGTTGGGTCTGCTGGCCCTCACGGATGACGAAGATCATCACCTCGACGGTGTAGGTCTCCTCCTTCGCAAGACGGCCGAGCGAGGCCCACTCCTGGTCTCCTGAGAGACCAAGGACGGACACCGACTCGCGCCCCGGGTCGGGGAACGCCGGCCCGTAAAACACCCGGACACCGGACAGCCCTGCGCGGGCTGCAAGATCGGTGACCAGGGCGTTCATAAACGCCGGTGCGGTGCTGGTTGCCATCAGAACACCAAGTGCCTGCGGTAGGTCTGCAGCAGCCGGCGAGAGGCCGGCGGCAGGCCGTAGGAGGCACTGCGCTCGGTGGCGTATTGGAGCGCCTCGTCGGTGTCCATGGCGAACGCCGAGATGTCACGGCGCATCGCTGAGGTCACCGCAAGGATGCACGCCTGCTTGACCTGCTCAGGCACGGCCGGGAAGCCCCACGATCCGGCGACGTCGACCAGTGAGTACCCGAACCTGACCGCCGTGGTGCTGGTGAAGATTGACGTCAGCAGGTGCGAGAACTCAACCGAGGTCCACACGCCGTCAGGCTTGGTGACCGGGTGCAGCTGGAAGTCGGTGTTCAGCGTAAGGGTCTGCGGCGACGTGCCCTCAGGCGCCACGGTCACCGACGAGATCGTGTTCAGGTCATACGGGTCAAGGTCCATGCGGAACGAGCCCTGCTGCAGCATGAAGCGGCGGGTGGTCGGGCTCTGGGTCGTGCCGGTCTGCGGCGCGAACTCCCGGTTGACCTCGTTGATGATTGCCGAGGAGTAGATCGTGATGAGCTGCGAGATGAGCGCGTCTCGGGTGTTGTCGCTGGTCGGCATCTCAAGCGCCAGGCGCACGTCAAGCAGCGAGCAGAGGTTGACGCCGCTGGTGATGATCGGCTGCGCGCCCTGGGCGGTGATCGTGAGGTCCTCGATGGCAAGGACCGCGTTGCTTGTCCCTGCGTCCCAGACGATCGTGTATTGGCCGACCGTGTTCGGTGCTGTGCCTGACCACCCGTAGACGCCAGACCCCGAGGGGTTCTCGACGATGCCGGTGGTCGTCGGGTTCAGGAAGTAGTTGCCCGATGGCGTGTCAACGATGGAGATGCGGTAGGTGCCCGCCTTGCCGGAGTCAATCGCCTGAAGCGTTGCCTCAATCGTCGCCCCGCCGGTTGCGTAGATGCTCATGCGCTCACCTCGGAGCTGTCAGTTGTGTCCGCCGGCGGCGTGAAGCTGCCGTCCTCGTTGCGGGTCCAGCCCACCCACGGGCGGGCGACCTCGTCCCACGGGCACAGCGCCAGTCCGTCGCCCGGCTCGTAGGGGCTGGTGCCGTCGTAGGCGATTGCGTTCACGACGAGGCCGGTGGCGATCTCGTAGACGAGGTAAGTCATCCGTACACCCACATCTTGATCTGGCCCGCTGCGCCGTCGCCACCTGCGCCACCTGTGCCGCCACCGCCACCTGCGGAGCCACCACCGCCGCCGCCACCCGGCGTCCCACCGTTTCCGCCCTTGCCACCTGTGCCCGACAATGCTGAACCACCGCCACCGCCACCGTTGCCGGTGCCAGCCACGCCGCTTCCGCCAGCGCCATTGCCAATCGTGCCTCCTGCCCCACCACCTGCGGTGTTAGGCGTCAAACTTGTGGCGGTGGGAAACATGCCGGACGATTGGAGGCCAGCGCCGCCCGCACTTCCTGCTGATGCAGTAGTGCCCGAACCAGCGCCGCCGCCACCACCACCGCCGCCTGCGTTCCTGTATCCAACGACACCAGCCGTGCCGTTGGTGCCACCGCCACCGCCCATTCCCGATGCGGGTGCGGCTGTTGTCGTTGGGGTCATTTCGGCGAGAGCCGGAGTCCCTGTCTGAGTCTCCCGCGTACCTCCGCGACCTCCGTACCAAATAAACGTCCCGAAACTGCATGGCGACCCGGCCGCACCGCTCGTTGAGCCTTGCACTGCCGGGATTGCGCCAGTGCCGCCGGTACCGCCTGCGCCGATAGTTACGGTGACAGACGCGCCAACGCCGCCGACCTCGGCAACGTCCACGGTCTTGCGAGCGTTGAGCCACCCGCCTGCTCCGCCTGCGCCACCAATGACCGTTACGGTGCCGGTGTTTCCGTTTCCACCACCACCACCGCCACCCGATGAGATGCACTCCAACACAAGGAACTTCGCGCCGGTTGGCACTGTGTAGGTCGTGGAGGAACTGAAAGTCTGCGAGGCAATCAACGAAACCGCGCCTGCGGAGCCGGTGGCACCTGTCGGGCCGGTCGCACCCGTCGGACCCGTTGGCCCGGTCGCTCCTGCCGCACCATTGGTGCCGTTGGTTCCAGCAGCACCAGTCGGGCCGGTCGCGCCGGTCGGCCCGGTCGGGCCAATCAGCGCAACGCCGCTACCAGGCCACGCGCCTGCGGCCTTCGGGCCGTAAAGCGTGTTCGCGGTGGTGTTGAGGTAGAAGTCACCATCAGCGCCAAGTGTGTTTGACGGTGCGCCAGCGCCGTTGAGGACGGTTGAGCCGTTGGCGCCCGTGGCGCCCGTTGGGCCTGTTGCTCCGGTTGGTCCTGTTGCACCAGTCGGCCCGGTGGGGCCGGTCGCGCCAACCGTGCCTGCTGTTCCGTTTGCACCGGCAGGGCCAGTTGGCCCGGTTGGTCCGGTCGCGCCGTTGAGTCCCGCTGCACCCGTTGGGCCTGTTGCACCTGCTGCGCCAGTGGGGCCTGTTGCACCTGCTGCGCC